ACAAGATGGTATGCACAGAAAAGTAAGTATTGTCGTACAACTATCAGACCCCGAAGATTATGAAGGTGGAGAATTAACATTTAGTCATACACAAAATCCCGACCCAATAGCACTTGCTAAGAAAGGTACAGTAATATGTTTCTTATCTTATTATGAACATGGGGTTGCACCTATAACTAAAGGTAGTAGAACAAGTCTAGTAGGATGGGCCGAAGGTCCACGATGGGTATAATTTAACTAACGTTATAATAGATTACTATTGTGAGTGAAAACAATAGTGGTGTGTATATTATTTCCTTAATAATAGTATTAGGTATGACAGGTCCTTCGTTTAGTTTAGATACTTTAGAAAGAGATGGGATTATTACTTGTAATAATGTAGTAGGAGAAGTTATCGCAAAAGAAGCACCAGTTACACTTATAGTACAAGTAAATGATACCGTAGGTAATGATATTACAAAGTATAATGTATTTGTTAGTCCGAAAGCATTTGCTAATTATAGTATAGGTGATACACATATAGAACGTATTTGTACGATAAGTGATTATGAATACTATAAAGAAATTATAGATATGTTATTAGAGAGTGGAATATTAGGAGAGTAATACTCTTTATATAACTAACAAATTATCGAAGGTTGTGTCTGAACAAAGAAGAGGAAAAATCGTTTATCAATCCCCCGAAAAGTCATATACTAATGTAAACATTGAAGAGACACTTCATGGCTACAAGGTTTATCGGGACGGGTCTAATAAACCATTTAGTGTAATACCTTTTTCTGCGGTTAGACAAATTATATATGAGCGTGAATAAAATGAGCAATAATACAACAGCAGAAACTTGCATAAATGCACTTAACGAAACAATTGACTGTATACCCCTAGACTCATCATCTTTATTAGATGATATAGAGGTATTGTTACTAGCAGTAGTAGCACTAGCAGGTATAGCAGTATGGGGATATAAAAGGTATTTATCTCTTAATGCCGACGGAAAAATAACTCTTGATGAGTTATTAGATTCAGTTGACGATGTTAAGGAAAAGGTTGTTGAAGCAAAAGCAGAATTAAAAACTATTGACGAAACACTAGAGTCAAGAAACGTTGCTCAATTAAAAGAAATGCTTAAAGAAAAAGGTCTTTCAGTAAGTGGTAAAAAGGCAGACTTAGTTGCTCGATTGAAGGCGAGTTTAGATGAGTAATGATGATGTTATTAGTATAAGATTAGATAATTTAGAAGAGACAGCAAAAAGACATGAAAGATTGATTGAGCAATTAATTCAATCTCAAGTCAGTATGCAAACAGGTCTTGCTAAAGTGGCTACCGAGTTAGAAATAACTAATGGTCTAATAGGCTCATATATGGGGAATATGCAAAAAATTATCTTTACCCTAATAGCAATAGTGGCAGGGGCTATGGGTCTTTCAACACAGATGTGATATTATGAATCAAGAAGAGTGGCATATATGGTGTAGAGATGTTAGCGATAAATTAGCAAACCTTGAAAAGACACTAAAGTCGTATCATAAAATACAGAAGCGTATGCTTTATATTATATTAACAGGAATGGTGCTTACAAATGGTTTATTATTGTACTTCAAGTGATGTTGGCTCAAGATTAGGTTTAGATTCTGCACAGCGTACTAGGGCGGCAACAAAACTCACAAGTGCTATACGCAGGTCAACAATAGATATAGACCAATGTTTTAGAGATTATGGTAGGGATGTTCCTAGCAAAAGTATTAAAGATACTACTTTAAATGGTGCGGTTGTAGCAGGTGCAAACACCGTTACACTTACTAGCGGTACAGGATTTAGTAGTGCAGGTAATGGTAATATAGATGGAGATTCTTTTAAATGGACTGGTAAATCTACAAATGATTTAACAGGAGTTAGTGGTTTGTCAGCAGACCACGCAGATGGAGTGGCAGTACAAGAGGGTGAGTTTGCACACGTTCTTAGAGAAATATGTGCAGATATAGCGGCATCGTATTATCTTGAAGATGAAAGTATGTTTCAAACCACAGGGCCGGAAGGTTCTCTTAGAGGAACAGCATTAAGAGAGAGAGGGGAAATGAACCTAAAACGTTTGGCTCACTTGGGTAGCGTTGATTAGGTGAAAATATGAAAGATGGTAATACGTTTTTACACCCCGGATTTCCTGCTATTGGGGCTATTGAAAAGTTTAGACAAAATACTGAAAAGGCTTTAGGTCAAAGAGAATCAGAGTTTAAAAAAGAATTAGAAAAGTTTCCACCAAAAACATATCATGTTGCTCACACAGGAAAAAATGCATTAAGAATGCGAAAAGAACACGATAGCCCTTTAGGTATGAATGCATATTTTGACAAAAGTGTTTATAAAAGTTTTATGGAAGATATAAAAGATGAAATAGCAGAAATAGGCGAAGATTTAATGGAAGAGGCATTGTTCGATGGTGCGGCGAATACGGCTAGACAACTTAGAGCCATGACTAATTTTAAGAGTAAAATAAACCCTACTAAATCAGCAAGTGGTGATATGTATGAGGTAATAGGAGAATCATTAAACTTTAGTAAAACACGGTTTTCTAGTGCTAATCAATTTTTATCTTATGAAGCAGGTTCTTTTGACATAGGAGAAAACAGTCCACAAGAAGGTGTTAAAGGTGATAGAATGAAAGATTATGATACAACATTAATAACTATAACCGAAGAAGGTACTTCTCCGTTTGATGCACACTTAGTTAAAAATGTTTTTAACTTTCCTGCTAAGAGGAATAGGTGATATATATGACAATAGCAACAAAAACACAATATTGGAATAGTAGGATGAATGGTAGCGACCCTACTGCTTTAACAGGAACGTTTAATGATACTTGGTCGGTTAGTGGTGGTGGTTCAGCGTCTAGTGGCGATTGGTTAATTACTAATGGTGTATATACAATAACGCCTACCACTAATGAATATACTTTGGTTGCTTGTTTATCTTATACAACTGCACCTAGTAGTGGTACTGTCCTTATGAAATTAGATAACGGTACACATAAAGTCGAAGTCAAATCGACAGGTAATAACACAAGCCTATCTTTGGTGGGTACTAGTACTGTAACTGTATCTAATTTAGATTTAGCATTAGCAGAAGATAACCCAGTTAGTTTAATATTAAGATTAACATTAGCAAGTGATGGAACAGCAAAATTATATACCCACGAAATAATAGAAGACGATGACGCTAATACCGCATTTTCTAGCGTTGCAGGTGCAACAGGAGCAGGTAAAGCAGTAGTATGGGGTAACACTAGCGGAAGCGTAAAATGGTCGTCAGTTTACTACTCTAAGTTTGGTTCTTTTAACCCAAAAGAATTATTATTATCGGACTTTGCGCAGGACACATTAGCACGTATGGGATTATCTATTGTCAATCAATTAAAAAATAGTACTAGACCCTACCTTAAAACGCAGGTTCCCGACTCATCAATAGTTTATGGTTATGATATATCTTCTCAAATGATTAATAGAATAGGCTCACCTAGTATTCATATACTAGTCGAGCGTCTAATATCTCCACAGTTTGAGAGTTTAGGTGGTGCTAAAATTACACAAGAGTATGATGTAAAGGCTTTTATTACCGTTAAAGGAACAAATTATGAAAACGCATATCGTAAAGCACTTAATATTATGGGAGAAGTATTTGATGAGTTATATATAAATACAGGTGTCGAAGGAACGACAGATAGTATTATAAACTATTCTGCTAATTTAGATTCAAAAATGGATAGTGATGAAACTATATGCGTACACGTATTGAGTATGCGTTATATGCGTCGAATTGATATGCGTCATCGGTAAGAATGTTAATAAGTCAATTGTTATCTCATACACAATATACAGGTGTAAACTATGGCTGAGTTTAACAATAGATATATTTCAATACAAAAAGAAGGGTCAACTTACGGTAGCGTAAGTGGAGGCGGAACAGAAAAATACGGTGAAGTAGATGATGAATCATTGATGCACCGATACGATTTACTAACAAGACAAGATATGAGCAGAAGTATTGCTTCAAAGTCTGTTACAGGGACAGAATATTCAGAAGGTTCGATAAGTCTAGCAGCCCAAATAGACCCGTTTTTAGCAAACGTTATGCGCGCTTTTTTTGAAGATACCGCTACTGGTACAAGCCACGTATTTACTGAACCTGCTACAACAGATGATTTACCTTCTTTTACTATCCAAGTAGGAAGAGAAACTAAGGAACACACATTTTCAGGCATGGTAGGTAACAATCTAAGTATTGGCGCGAACGTAGGAGAATACGTTATGGTAAGTGCTGATTTCGTAGGACGTTCTGAAAGCGCAACAGGAGCATTACAAACAGCATCTTTTGACGGAAATGCTTTGGATGCACTTTACTTTTCTAACGGTTCAGTAGTTTTTGATGACGGCTCAACAAATACCAATGTTAGTGCTGCTGTTAAATCTTTCTCTTTAGATATTTCTATGAATAGAGATACCGATAATGCATACGGTCTTGGTAATTCGACATACCAAAGAAAGCCACCGGCACAAAGAAGAGAAATAACAGGTACTTTAGAATTAAATCAAGTAATTTATGGGACTGCCACACCCGATGATGATAATCCATCATACGATAACTTAATTGCCGCAGATGGTGATTTATTCAATCCGGGTTCAGGCACACCTGCTATCAAATTGACTCTTAATGAAGAAAGTGGTTCAGATAGTATAGAGATAGCAATTTACAAGGTAAGATTTGAGGCTCCCGAAGCAAGTGTAAGTGGAAGAGATACTAACACAATGACTGTAAACTTTATCGCTCTTTACGATGCGGGAGACGCTAACAAAGCAGTTCAAATTACTATGGATGGTTCTACATTACTAGATGGAACCGATTACTAAGGTGTTTAAATGTACGGAAGAGATATACCGGAAAAGTATCTTAAACAAATGGAAGGTATGAGTGAAAGAGAGGCTTTACGCTACTCTAAAAGATTTCCTTTATTAACAAAACCTGTTAAAAAAGTTGCACCTAAAAAGACTGCAATCGTAAAGGAAGAAGAAGAGTAACTCTTTATTAATGCCTTATAGTCTCCTAGATACAGCGAGAGTGAAGGTATTATGCCAATTTTAAAGAAAGAAATAGAGTTAGACGATGGAACAAAGATTTGGGTTAGACAGGCTTCCGGTATGGAAAAACTGAAAATAACAACCCTACAAGGTAAAGCGTTTCGTAAAATGAATCACGCAGGTACACCCGAAAAATGGACTGATGAGCAAAACGAAGAGTTTGCTTCTATGGTTGATGACATGGGTGCAGGTGTACAAGCACAAATGGAATCATGGATACCCCCATGCATTCTTGATGAAAATGTAGATATAAATACTTTTACCTTTGAAGAATTAAATACCATACTACAATTTGTACGTGGGGATGACGACGAAGGTTCAGTACCTTTTCAGACTTCCTAATGGTTGCACCAAGCCTGTGCATGGCATTTAAAGGAACACTACCGTCTGATTTATGGCTAAAGTATTCTGTTAAGGGTGGTAAACACCTTATGGAATTAGACTTGCTTGTGGCGGCAGACATTAACGATAAAATAGCAGAAGCAACTAAGAGTGCTAAGAAAACCGATGCTAAAGGCATGGTTGCTAGACGCAATCAAAAGCGTGAGCAACGCAAACTATTAAACAACAACAATGACCTACTCGATATATTGAGAGAAAGCGGGGTCCCAGTAGTTAATGACCCAAAGAGTAATGGTGAAGATAAATGATATTAGAAACAATCCTATTACCATACATTACTCCGTTTATTTTTATCAGCATGGCTGTCACCATGCTGGTTCTTAGAGCAAGTGGTTCTAGGGTTTTCTTCGACGTTGTTGGTACGTTTCAAGCCAATAAAATGATTAAGGATACACAAGCGTCTGCTACTGTTATGGAATCTCTATATATGGATGCTTTGATGGGTATTCAAGAAGCAGGTGCAGAATTAGGAATGATGTTTGAGGACCTAGTTAATAGTACTGTACCTATGGCTCAAGAAATAGAAAACGCACGTGTTGAGTTTGATAAGTTTTTAGGAGAAGGAGAAGACTTAGCGGAAGTCACCGCAGAATTAGAAAAGATAGGTTTAGGGTTTGGATTTGCCGCAGATGAGGCTTTTAAAGCCGGTGCTAGAATGGCCCAGTTAAGCGGTGTTCTTGGTGGCGGTACTACCGAAGTAGGAACAGAAATAGGTATGATGTTTGGTATGATTTCCGGTATGGATACCGAGTCTGCTATGCAGAGATTAATTAACTTACAGCAACAGACTTTCTTTATGACTAAAGGGCTTGAAGATAATATGACAGCACAGGAAAAAGTAAACACATTACGAAGAGATTCTATTGCTATCTTAGACCAACTTAACACAATCGAAAACCGTTCTGCGGCTACTATGGCTCAAATAACTTTCGTTATGAATCAATTCGCATCACAGGCTCACCTTACTAACGAAAGTATTGCTAGTATGGCTGCTATGTCGGCTACACTTATTGAAGCCGGTGAAGAACAAGGTAAGGGTGGTAGGGCTTTGCGT